GGGAAAAAAACAAAAAAAATGCTTACGATATTAAAATGCCCCTTTCTTTAGAGTTTCACTCTTATAATAAAAATACTGTTCCCGAAGATCATTTCGACATTTATAGAGCAACGTCTACCTTGCATGACAAAATGAAAAGGTCGCTAACGCCTAGGCATTTTTTTGTATATAAGATGCTTTTTATTGATGGTATTTCTGAGGACGAGGTGGCGCGTATACTGGGATACAAAAGCAACGAGAAGGGCAGAAAGGCTGGGTACAAGCAGATCAAAAACTTAAAAAATCAATATAAAAATATAGCCAAAAAAATAATTAAAAAAGAGGATATTTTTTATGAGTAATTTCATTCTTTCAAAACAAGAAAAAGAGAGCGGCATCGAACTATTCAAAGAGTTGGATGGGGATTTGAATGAAGCCGCAAAAAGATTGTTTGATGATCCTAATGAAAAAGGGAGCACAATCCGCGGGAGAGCATTAAGAAAGTTTTGGGTGGAAAAAGGATTTGAGTATCGAACAAAAGTCAAGAAAAAAAGCAGTAAATATTTTCTGCAAGACAGTGAAAAGGATTTTGTGCATCGCCACTATTGCGCAGAGATGACTAAACGGGAAATCGCCCAACTTCTGTGGAAGGACGAGACGAACCATAGGGGCTTTTACGAAAGCGCAAAATTCATTGCCCTGTCTGATTTTATTAATAAAGAATTTCCCAATGTAACTAATCTGCGAGACGAAATAACAGGAGACCGCTATGCGCCCCCCAAAATTATGACTACTGTTATAAAAAAAGTTAACAAAGTAGTTTTTAAGGAATTTGAGATTGGTAAGATAAGCGTCTCAGATAAGAAGTGTCTTGAAAAAGTATTGACATATCTATCCGCCCCTAGATTCATACAGGTGATCAACGCTTATCCTACAAAGCAAAATCGAGAACTTTTAGAGTCAGAGTTTATCCGGTCTACGTGGGACAAGCCTGATTTGACTTCAGATGAATTAAATTTATATATTAATGTATGCATGGATTACATTAATCTTAAAGAAATCGAACAACAAAAACAAAAGCTCAACTTGATGTTTGATGACACTGAAGGACAAAACGATTTAACTATGCGTTTGACTGAGATGTTAAAAACTAAGTCTGAAGAATACAATCAATGTACAAATCGTATTGATAAAATGATTGCTAAGTTAAACGGTGAACGCGCTAAGAGGGTAGCCAATCAGCACCAACGCAACGCTTCAGTATTGGCGTTAGTGCATCTTTTTCAAGAAGAGGAGGAGCGACGCCTAATGATCAAAATGGCAGATATGCAAAAACAATCTGTCGAAGAAGAGGCAGATAAGATAGAGAAAATGAACGAGTGGAAAGCCCGAGTTTTAGGCATTAGCAGACAGGAGATCATCTGATGGAAAGAGTCTGCAAAAAAATATTTCGTTGCGCAGAATGCAAGAAGGAGTTTGAAGGGAGGGGGTCATTGCACAAACACCTAAAACAGCACGGCTTATCTTTGGCAGAATATTATACCCTCCATTATCCCCGCGTAAACAAGCTTACGGGAGAACCGTTGCCGTTTAAGAAATTTGAAGAGTATTTTGAGAGGGATTTTTCCACAAAGCAACAGCTTAAAAAATGGTGCATTAAAGCCCCTGCGCCAGAAGTAGGAAAATATATTTTAGAGTTGATCGAGAAAAGGCAACTCAAAAAAGATAGACACTATGCTCCCTTCCACTTGGAGGCCAAAAGTTGTTTTTTGCCAGACATAGATACTTACAGAAAAATATTTGGCAGTTATAATGAGGCCGTAAAGCAGGTTGGCTTACGCCCTTTGTATGGAGAGAACCTGCCTAGGAAATTTTTTACTTTTAAACTGCCGGAGAACCTGAGAATTGCTATTGATACTAGAGAACAGTCTCCGCTTAGTTTTTCTTTTAAGACTGATGCCCATAAGCTAGACGTCGGAGACTATACTCTTTTTGGTGATCATTATTCTTATACTTATGTAGACCGTAAGTCAGGCTCTGATCTACATGCCACCTTAAGTAACCAGAACTATGAACGTTTTCGAAGAGAGTTGCAACGGGTTAAAGAATTGGATTCTTATTTGTTTATAGTTATTGAGTCGACTCCTCAAAAAATGATTAAGGCAAGCAGGGCATTTAAGCGAGCGGCAAATATTGATTTTATTTTGAAAAGGGTTAGAGATTTAAGTTATGAGTTTCACGGACATTGTCAGTTTTTATTTAGTGGCAGTCGAAAAATGTCAGAGGAAATTATTCCTCGATTGCTTTACAAAGGCAAAGAAGTGTGGAGCACGGACATGCAATATTTTTTAGACCATGAGTTGGATAGAAGGAACGCAGAATAGACCCCCTCAGATATGCCGCTCTAACAAAGAGCTCAAAGATATCAAAGGATTTCTAGAGGAAAGAGAAGCGAAGATTGCCCTCTATGAGTTCTTAAGAAATAATATTACCTTTACGGCAGAGTTGATGATGGGAATTAAGCTTTTTCCCTTTCAGCACATGGCCGTTAAAAGTATGTTTGAGACGGATTATTTTTTAGGGGTGTGGTCTCGAGGAATGTCCAAGTCTTTTACGACCGGTATTTTTGCCGCCTTAGACGCCATCTTAAACCAAGGGGTAGAAATTGGCATACTTTCCAAGTCTTTCAGACAGGCAAAAATGATCTTTAAGAAGATCGAAGATATCTCCATGCATCCAGACGCGGGATTGTTCCAACAATGCATTACTAAGGTCTCGAAGAGTAACGATGAGTGGCTAATGGAAATTGGCACAAGCCGTATCCGCGCATTACCGTTGGGAGACGGAGAGAAGTTACGTGGGTTTAGGTTTCATCGCATTATCATTGATGAGTTTTTGTTGATGCCTGAAAGGATTTACAACGAAGTTATTGTTCCTTTTTTATCCGTGGTAACAAACCCTACACAGCGTGATGACTTGCATAAGCTGGAAACCAAATTGATCGAAGAAGGGCAAATGGAAGAGAGGGAAAGGCATATTTGGCCTAACAATAAACTGATAGCCCTCTCCTCAGCCTCCTACAAGTTCGAATATCTTTATAAACTGTACCAACAGTTTGAGCTTAGCATTACGCGAGAAGAACAAAAGGATAAGGCTTCTAGGTGCATTATGCACTTTTCTTATGATTGTGCCCCTGAGCAGCTTTATGATCAAAATCTTATCAACCAAGCAAAAGGCACCATGAGCACTTCTCAGTTTGAGCGAGAATTTGGGGCGGTCTTCACAGATGATAGCGCGGGGTATTTCAAAACAAGCAAAATGGCTTTGTGTACGGTTCCGGATGGCCAGTCTCCATCTGTCGAGATTCAGGGCGATGCCGATGCAGATTATGTTTTGGCTTTTGATCCGTCATGGTCTCAAACGGAAAGCTCTGACGATTTTGCAATTCAGATTTTGAAGTTAAACGAACAAGAGCAAAAAGCAACGCTTGTACATAGTTATGCCCTAGCGGGAACATCTTTAAAGCATCATATTAGATATTTTCTTTATTGTTTAGAAAATTTTAATGTCATTGCCGTATGTGGAGATTATAATGGAGGGGTGCAATTTTTGCAAGCATGTAATGAAAGTGAGATGTTTAAGCAGAAAAAAATAAAATTAAAACAAATCGAAGTACCCTTTGATAAGCCAGAGGAATACCAAGCTAACTTACGTTCTTTTAAAAACGAATATAACAAGGGCGACCACAAACATGTGATATTGCGGAAACCTACCAGCAGTTGGATACGTCAGGCCAATGAGTTGCTTCAGGCCAATTTTGACCATCGTCGTATTATGTTTGCTAGTCAGGCTATCGATGATCAATACGTGGCCCAGAAAAACAAAAGTATCCCCATTGAAGAAATTATGTTTTTGCGTACGAAAGAAGTGGAAAGACAAAGCGCAGGAGCAAAACAAATCGATTTTATTGAACATCAAGCGGAGATGATGGGCTTAACAAAAAACGAATGTGCTTTAATACAAATCACTACGACGGCCCAAGGCACTCAAACCTTTGACCTGCCGTCTAATCTTCGACGACAAACCGGACCGGACAAAGCAAGAAAAGACTCTTATTCCGCTTTAGTGCTTGCCAATTGGATGACAAAAATATATTTTGACTCGAAAAAACAACCCAAATCCAATATAATAGAAACATTCGAACCGATGTTCGTAAACTAACTTTATGACTTTTCAAAGTCACTTTTAATCAAATCAGTGTAAAATCTACCATGGCAAGAAGAAAATATACAAAGCGTTCAGATTATTGGAAAAAATTTGAGAAAAATTTTCAGTATCCTAACAATCCTTATGAAAGTTTAGCGGGACAATCAGATACCTTCGAGCCAAAACTTGTAGGAGATTCTTTCTATGACTATACCTCCGAGGCTTATAGTCGAGGCGGGGGGACAGGGGGAACCACAGACAGTAGGCGCAACAGCATAGCGATTCAACCCAAGTTATATGCTTATAATAATATACGCGCAGGATTGCTCCCTTTTCAATACGCTTTAGATGGCGTTAATGTTCGCGAGGCTATTGAATTATGTCAGAAAGCCTACTGTAACGTAGCAATTTTTCGTAATTCTATTGATATGATGGCAGACTTTGCCAATTCTAGTCTTTATTTAGAAGGAGGTACAGAAAAGTCCCGACGTTTTATTAATTCATGGTTTAAGAAAATTGGTATTTGGGGATTAAAGGATCAATTTTTTAGAGAGTATTACCGTAGTGGAAATATTTTTCTTTTTACTGTAGACGGAAAGTTTAAGGCCGACGAATTTGCTAAAATTAGAAATCTTGGCTTAGTGGCCGAGACAAATAAAATTCCTATCAAGTATATTTTACTCAACCCTTTTGATGTTGTTGCTCAACGCACCACTTCTTTTGATGTTCGATTTTTTTCAAAGCTCTTGAGTGAATATGAGATTGAAAGGCTGAAGGACCCTAAAAATGAAGCTGACAGAGAGTTGTTTGACGCTCTTCCTGAGAACGTTAAAAAACGCATTCGTAGTAATTCGTGGACACCCAGCGGTATGACTGTTCAGCTGGATCCCAATAAGCTGAGATACGCTTTTTATAAAAAGCAAGATTATGAGCCGTTTGCTGTACCATTTGGGTTTGCGGTGCTTGATGATATCAACTTCAAAATGGAGATGAAGAAGATCGATCAAGCGATTTGCAGAACAGTTGAAAACGTAGTTCTGATGATCACCATGGGGGCAACCCCTGATAAAGGAGGTATTAATCCCCGTAATATGACAGCCATGCAAAACCTTTTTACTAATCAGAGTGTGGGGCGCGTCTTGGTTAGCGACTATACTACTAAAGCTGAGTTTATTATTCCAGATTTGGAAAGGGTTATTGGCCCATCTAAGTATGACGTTGTAAATAGGGATATTAAAGAAGGGCTGCAAAATGTAATTTTAGCAGAAGAGAAATTTGCCAATGCGACCATCAAGGCACAGCTATTCCTTCAAAGACTTAAGGAATCTAGAGAGGCTTTTCTTCACGAATTCCTACAACCTGAAATAAACCAGATATGTAAAAACTTTGGATTTAGAGGTTCCCCACGTGCTCGTTTTCAGGATATCGATATGAAGGATGAAAATCAGGTTCAGCGCGTTATTACGCGTATGATGGAGCTTGGTATTCTACCTCCAGAAGAAGGAATGAAGGTCATTGATACGGGGGTTTTCCCTTCTGAGCGCGAATTAGAAAAAGCACAAGAGAAGTTTTTGGATGATAGAAAAAAGGGTTGGTATAATCCTTTGGTAGGAGGAGTGCCTGTTTTCGAAGAGTCTGAAGAGATGGAGCTTGAAGAGATTAAGCATCCTGAAAGCATGAGAATACTAGATGAACAAAAGAATAAAACCCCCAAGTCTCCGGGAAGACCTGCTGGGTCCAAAACTCAAGGGCGTAAAGTTACCTATGCTGTCGATTCCATCAAAGAAGTGATTGATGCCACTAATAAGTTTTACAGTGATATTAGCGTAGAGGCCAAAAAAGTATTTAAGAAGAAACGTTTAAGTTCGGACCAAAAACAGGTTTTAGAAAAAGTATGCGAACTTGTTGTGTCCGCATGCGAGCAGGCTAATTGGAAGAAAACAGCCATTAGTTGCTTAAAAGATAACAAAAAGCTTTTAGGTTTGAAGACACTAAGCCCTGTCTCGGACATTAGCGTGGAGCACTCTTTAGATGAATATTCCTCTGCTATTTTATATCACAGCATAAAGCATTCACCAAAAGATTAAAAAAGTGTAACTTAAGCAGTATGAGTGTCCCTTATAAATTCAAAACACAGTTTGATTTTGAAGTTTTTGCTACAGACGATCTAGAAAACGAGCTGAGCATTAGCGTTGCTTCTTTGGACAATTTAAAGCCTTTAATACCAAAAGGGATAGATCTGGATCGTAATATTGATTTGGTGGGAGCCGCTTTTAATGCCGCTATAGTTAATCGTTTTAATAGGAATGGTGATGGAATTAGCTCGGCTACAGCAAAAGAGCTTTTAGATTATTTTGTTCATAAGCCCACCAATATAGAACATAAAAAACAAAAAGTGGTGGGACATATCGTAAATGCGGCGTTTACAGATATGGAGAACGAGAAGATACTCAATACTGCAAAATTGGAAAACAAAGAAGATCCTTTTTATATTTCTCTTGCAGCTGTTATCTATAAAACTGTTAATCCGGAATTTGCCGAACTTCTATTAAAAGCAAGTGATCCTGAAGATTTGGATTATAATAAAATTTCTGCAAGTTGGGAGTTAGGATTTAATGAATACAATATTGCAGTAGGATCCCAAAACCTTAGCGAAGCAGAGATAATTAGCGATCCTGAAAAAATAAAAGAATTTGAAAAATATCTTCGAGCAAATGATGGAAGCGGTACGCTTGATGATGGTACTCCAGTTTATCGTTTGGTAGCTGGAGAGGTGTTTCCATTGGGAATTGGGTTTACAACAAAGCCTGCGGCAGACGTAAAAGGGGTTACTACTCATGAAAATCACGACCTTCAAATAGAAGAAGAGGAGGATACAGACAGCGAAGCATCAATGCCCACACTAGAAAAAATTCAAAAAAATATTTTAAAAATTTCCCAAAACGCCGAAATTAATGTAAAAAATGATAACAGTTTTAAAACTATGGACACAAAAGAATTAACTGCAGAGTTCGAAAAGATGCTCGATTCTAAGTTAGG